TATAAATACCACTGTAGTGCTCATTAGAGGCTACATATATTAATCTTCGCTTAATCCAAAGGAGGAAATAGATATGACAATCTACGAAGAACCATTCGGTCATTTTAGACCATTTAGTGTCGGGTTTGATGAAATGTTCAAACGACTCGATCACATTCATAACCAACCAAACGGAAACTACCCACCATACAACATTATTAAGTTGGATGAGGATAATTACGTTATTGAAATTGCAGTAGCAGGATTCGATAAGAAAGACTTTAACATCTCTCTTAAGGATTCGTCCCTTACAGTGAAAGCTGATAAAGCAGACAATGAGAGTAAGGAATTCTTACATCAAGGTATTGCTGGCAGATCGTTCCAAAGAACATTTGCATTAGCTGATCATGTAAAAGTGAAAGGTGCGGAGTACACTAACGGTATTCTTTCTGTTTCTCTATTAAAAGAAATTCCAGAAGAAGAAAAGCCGGTAGAAATCAAAGTTAAATAGACCCCTCTGTTGACTATTGAACTCTAAACCAGTATAATATGTGTGAGAGGACATGCTGTGCATTGTAGCATCCAAATTGGACATTTAATTCGCAAATTGCGATCGGTCAAGCTGGCATGTTCTTTCACTTTTATAAATAAGTCTACATTACAGGAGACTCATATGGATCTTAATAAATTAAGAGAACAATTAACAATCGACGAGGGAAAGGTACTTGAAGTGTATCATGACCATCTTGGTCTGCCTACTGTTGGCATCGGCCATCTTATCCTTGATTCTGATGAAGAAAGTGGATCGCCTCTTGGCACGCCAATCACAGAAGAAAGATGTGTAGAATTATTCGAAAAGGATGTTCAAATCGTTATTGATGATTGTAAAATACTACACCCTGCATGGGATGGATATCCTGAGGATGTCAAGCAAGTAGTAGCTAACATGATGTTTAACATGGGACGTACACGTCTCACTGGTTTCAGAAAGCATGTTGCAGCTATTCAATCTGGTGATTGGAAAGAAGCAGCTGTAGAAGGAAGAGACAGCAAGTGGTATCGTCAAGTTACAAATAGAGCTGAAAGGCTTATGGAGAGATTAGAAAATGTCTAAACTAAAAGATGACTTAGGTTTACTTGACGCATTGTCAAAGAAGTATGAAGGCGACATAGCAATTGCTCAAGCTAACATCAAAGTCTATATGGCTAACCCTGCTGGTATTGGAGAACATCCAGAAGTAGTACAGGCCATAGATCTGGAAGTAGAAAAGTTAGCTAATGCTGATGAAAAACTACAGACGATCAAGAATCTTTTTGGTAAAGACTCTACCTCAACATTATTAAACGGATAACTTATGCTTAAGTGGCTCAACGGTAACGTTGGATCAAAAGGCAGAATAGGTATTACGTGTGGTTGCTTTGATCTGCTTCACGCAGGTCATGCTACTATGTTAGCAGAAGCTAAACAACATTGTGATTATCTTATTGTAGCCTTACAAGATGATCCATCAGTAGACCGTCCAGAAAAAAACAAACCAATTCAATCTATATTTGAAAGGCAATTACAATTGTCTGCAATACGTTTTGTTGATGATATTGTAGTATATAACACCGAGAGCGATTTGCTTGATGTGTTGAAGTCACTCCCAATAGATGTACGCATTATAGGATCCGATTATGTCGAGCAAGACTTTACTGGCAAACAATATTGTGTTGACAATGACATAGATATTGTGTATAATAGTAGGGACCATTCATTCAGTACTTCGGATCTTAGGAAACGAGTAGTACTATCGAGACATGACAAATAGATGAAGTTTTACACGAACATATACACACATGGCAATCAGATACTTGAGCGCTATATTGAGGACGGAGAACGTAAGCAACGCAAGGTTGACTATGAGCCTACTCTATATGTAAACTCAACAAAGCAATCACCATATAAAACTATTCATGGTAAGCAAGTTGAGCCTAGACGATTCGATTCTATTCGTGGTGCAAGAAACTTTATTCAAGAGCATGGAAAGATATCTAACTCTCCTGTGTATGGAATGCAACAATTTGCATATGCATATATCAATGAGGAATATCCAGAGCGTAAGTTTGACATATCACAGCTCAATGTATTTAACTTTGATATTGAGACTGTCTCTGATGATGGGTTCCCTAACATTAGAGAGGCAAACAAAGAAGTATTATCAATAGCTATCCGACAAGGTGATAAGTCTATCATAATGGCTACACCTCATACTAACGGAGATAAGTATACCCCAGAAGAAGGTGTAGACTTTATTGAATGTAGAAACGAGATTGATCTACTGTATAAGTTTATTGATGTATGGGTTGCTTTAGATCCAGATATCATTACTGGTTGGAACATTGAGATGTTTGACATACCATACATATGTAATCGTATAGAAAGAAAACTATCTAAGGAAGCACTCAAAAGATTATCACCATGGGGGATTGTAAATGATAGACTTATTCCTACTCCTCAAACGAGAGCTGCAGAAGAATCTGGAGGAAAGGTTGAACCTAATGCTAAAGATATTATTGGTATCACTATACTTGATTACCTTGGCTTATATCGAAAGTTCACATACTCACAGCAGGAGTCATACTCATTAGATAATATTGGCTTTGTTGAGCTCAATGAGAAAAAACTAGACTACTCTGAATACGAATCACTCAACGAACTATACAAACAAAACTATCAGAAGTTCTTAGACTATAATATTAAGGACGTTCTACTAGTTGAAAGATTAGACGATAAGATGAAACTTATCGAGCAGACCTGTACTATTGCATACGATGCTGGTGTTAACCTAATCGATGCACTCACGTCTGTACGTATGTGGGATATTATTATTCATAACTTCCTCATGAAAAAGAATATTGTAGTACCACCTAAAGTTGTGGGCGATAAAGAGAACAAAGTAGAAGGTGCTTATGTTAAGGATCCACAAGTTGGGATGCATAACTGGGTAGTATCTTTTGACTTGAACTCATTGTATCCTCATTTAATTATGCAATATAATATATCACCAGAAACATTCTTACGTGATATAGGTTTTAAACCATCTGCTGACGATATCATTGAAGGTCTATACAACGACAAAGATATGAAAGACTTTATGGAAAAGCATAACGCTACTGTTTGTGGATCCGGAGCAATCTATACAAAAGATTACCAAGGGTTCTTACCAAAGCTGATGGAAAATATGTACAATGATCGAGTAGTTTGGAAGAAACGAATGATCAAAGCTAAACAGGACTATGAGAAGAACCCCTCCAATGACCTTACAAAAGAAATTGCCCGTTGCAACAATATGCAAATGGCTAAGAAGATTCAGCTTAACTCTGCTTATGGTGCTCTTGGTAATCAATACTTTCGCTTTTTTGATACCAAGTATGCTGAGTCTATTACACTAAGCGGACAGCTTTCCATCAAATGGATGGAGAAGCACATCAACATATATTTAAATAAACTATTTAAAACAGAGGACAAAGATTATGTACTTGCAGTCGATACGGATTCGTTGTACATCACGCTTGATAGCCTTGTTAGTGCGGTTATGCCTAACGAGAAAGACGCTGCCAAGATCGTCGACTTCTTGGATCGTGTTTGTGAAGAGAAGCTGGAACCTTTTATTGATAAAAGTTACGCTAACCTTGGTCGCTATGTCAATGCCTACGAACAAAAAATGGTAATGAAGCGAGAAGCTATTGCTGATAAAGGTATCTGGACAGGTAAGAAACATTACATCCTAAACGTATATGATAATGAGGGTGTACGATACAACGAACCTCAACTTAAGATGATGGGCATTGAAGCTGTACGTTCTTCAACGCCATCATCATGTAGAGCAAACATCAAAGCTGCCTTGAAAGTAATCATGCAAGAGGGTGAGATATCTCTTCGTCAGTTTGTAGACAACTTTGAGAAAGAGTTCAAAGATCTACCGTTTGAAGAGATTGCATTCCCTAGGGGTTGTAGAAATATCAACAAGTATATGGATGCCGCTGATCTCTATAAGAAGGGTACACCAATTGCTGTCAGAGGAGCTATTGTATACAATGACTTGCTCAAGCAGAAGAAGCTAGACAAGAAGATTACTATGATTGCTGAGGGTGAGAAAGTTAAGTTTTCTTATATGAAACTACCTAATCCTATCAGACAAAATGTACTCGCTGTTCCTGCTACCTTAGATAAACGACTAGGTCTTCATGAGTATGTCGACTATGACAAGCAGTTTGATAAAGGGTTCAAAGAACCAATTCGTACTATTTGTAACGCAATTGGCTGGGAATTAGATAAAAGATACACGCTTGACCAGTTCTTCGGTTGATAAATAAGATATACGAGGTATTTCTATGGCAAATAAAAACAATATGGACCTTTCCAACTTCGACTTTGGCTTTTCTGTAGTAGATGAGCAAGAGCTTGATGCCGTCCAGTCTGTTAGGACAGAAGTAACTGCAGCATCGTCTGCATCCAAAGAGTGGCAAGCACAAGCCGACGAATGGAAAATGAAGGCAGAGGCACTATACAAAGCTATGATGCCACTATTAGACAACTTGGCCCAGAATGAAGATAAAGAATATATCTACTGGCCAAACAGAACTCTTAAGATCGATCAGTTTAAACTGAAGCTCCAACAACTCCTGAATGATTAACTATCTTGCG